GTGTAAGAACTGCCCCAAAAGCAATAGCACCAAATAAAGCAAAAGATACAATTATTAATAATATTATGCAATTAATAAATTTTGAAGGATAATGAAGAACATAGACAAACTAATCAACAAAAAGTTAAGAGAACAATTAGAATATACTGGCCCTGAACGTATGGATCCTAAATTGGAGAAAAAACTTGCAGACCCCAATTCTATGTTTGGACAAAACCCCGCCTTAAAGAGGGGTGCAGCAGATGTTCAAAAATTATATAGCCGTTCATTTAATGATGTATTAAATAGAGTTAGAAAGATTGCAGGTAAAGAAACTTTAACTGCAAATGAATTAGTTTCAATTGTAACATCAAGAGTATATCAGAATGCTTCTGCAATTCAGCAATTAGAATCTAGGTATAGTGATGAACTAGTTGAATTAGCAATTAGTGAAACATTAAATGAAATGGAAGTTAGTGATGATGAGTTTATCATTAATGCTAGTTTAGGAATGCCAAGCAATGATGTTGTTGGTAAAATGAGAAAAGAAAAAGATAAAATTAAACAAGAATTATCACCAGAAGAAGAAGAAGAATTATCAAATGAAGTTTTCAAAAGGGATATTATCAATGCCATCATTGGTGGAGTTGCAAGGAAAACTCATTATATATATGAGAAACCAGAGGTTAAATCACAATTAGATGCAATTGACCCAAAATTATACCAACTATACTCAACAACAATCCCTTTAGTTGATGCATTATATTTCTTGAATGAAGGTATGATGGATATGGCAGCAAAAGGTGGTGGAGTTTCTGCGGCTGTTGATGTTGATGATGAAGAAGATCCAGAAACTGGTGAAACAAAGACAGTAATCAATGCAACAGCATTTATGTTTCCAATATTATGCCATGAAATTGCAAAAGGAATTGAAGAGGCATTAGCTAGACATGGTTATTCTAGTGATGATAATATGGCTAATATGACATTAGGTCAAGCAGACACATTAAAATCAGAAACAGAAGGTTTAAGAATTGGCCCAGCCATCTTGGATAAAATAAGGAATATTTTGCCTACTGAATTATTTGATAAATCAGATATTGGGTTAATTAGATTTTTCTTTGTTGAGTTATATAAAATACCAGCAGATGAATTTATAAATCTAATGAAATACGTAATATCAGATACACCATCTGACCAAGACTATGCAAAAAGGGAATTTGATGAATTAATTGAAAAAGCTAGAGTTAGTAAAGAAAAATATCTTGATTACTTACAAAGCCAGTATATGGATGATATGGATATAGATGATGAAGATGCTTATGATGGTGGTGGATTTGCCCCTAATCAAGCACCAGATGATTATACTGGTGGAAAGCAAACAAATTTTGACCCCTCAGATTTTGAGGACATATCACTTGATGAATTATTGAAAGATTTAAACATTAGAAGAAACTAATAAAACAATATTTAAAACCCCAATCTTTAATTAGGTTGGGGTTTTTTTGTTTTATCTATATTTATATAAAAAAAGTGAGTATGACAAGAGACCAAGTATTAATAGAATCAAGTAAATGTATAAAAAGCACCCCATATTGTTTGAAAACTTATTTACAAACATATGACAACACTGTAAAAAGATATGTACCCTTAGATTTATTTCCAGACCAAATTAAATTGGTTGAAGATTTTGATGGACACAATGAAAATATTGCATTAAAGTATAGACAGGCAGGTGTGTCAACTGTTACAGCAGCTTGGGCTTCAAAGAGGTTGGCATTTGCAAATAAGAATAAACCTGAGAAAATATTGATTATTGCCAATAAATTGGATACAGCAGTGGAGATGGCAAATAAAGTTAGGCATTTTATTGAGCAATGGCCAAAATGGATTGGTATTGGATTTTCTAATGAAAAAAACTCTGCAAGGCATTTTAAATTAAATAATGATTGTGAGGTTAAGGCTGTGGCAACATCAAAAGATGCCTTGAGGGGTTATACCCCAACCATACTAATATTTGATGAGGCTGCGTATATTGAGGCTGACCCAGACTTTTGGGCAGCAAGTATGGCTTCATTATCAACTGGGGGTAAGGTTATTGTAATTTCAACACCAAATGGATATGACCCCATATATTATGAGATATATGACCAAGCATTACGTAATGTGAATGATTTTAAAATCACAGAAATGGTTTGGTTTAGGGATCCAAGATATACAAAAGATTTGTATATGGTGAAAACAAAGGATATGATTCATTATCTATTAAACAAAGATGAATATCCACCTGACAGTATTATAGATTTATCAGTTGAAGACCCCTACAATAGAAATCATGAGCAAGTTACATCTTATATTGAGGAGGGGTATAAGCCTTGTTCTTCTTGGTATGAAGGTATGGTTAAGAAGTTGAAGTATGATAAAAGAAAGGTATCGCAAGAGATAGAAAGTAACTTTTTGGGGTCTGGGGATAACGTTTTTGATTCAAATATGTTAATGGATATATCAAAAAATATGCTTATGAACCCCATATCAAAATTGATGGGAAATAGTTTATGGATGTTTAAAGAACCAGAAAATGGGCATAGGTATGTTGCAGGAATTGATGTTTCAAGGGGAGATTCAGAGGATTTTTCAACCATTCAAATTATTGATTTTGATTCTCAAGAACAAGTATTGGAGTATGTTGGAAAAATACCCCCAGATGTTTTGGCAGATGTTGCATTTAAATGGTGTACAATGTATAAGGCTTTTGTTGTTGTTGATTTAACAGGTGGAATGGGTGTGGCAACAGCAAGGAAATTGCAAGAATTAAGTTATCCAAGTTTATATTATGATAATATTGATTCAAGTAACAAATGGAAGTATGACCCAAAAATGAATGAAAGAATACCAGGGATAAATTTTAATAGTAAGAGAGTGCAAATAATTGCATCTTTTGAGGAAGCACTAAGGCACAACTTTAAAATTTATTCAAATAGACTATACAATGAGATGAATACATTTATATATATAAATGGAAGACCAGATCACCAGAAAGGTCATCATGATGATTGTATTATGGCAATTGCTATGGCTACCTATGTTGCAGAAAAATCTTTCCAATCATTAGAAAAAGTTACAAATCATACAAAAGCAATGATAAATTCATGGTCAACCCACACTAATCAATATAGTGATCAGTCATTATTCTTCAATCCATTAGTACCAGCAGGTAATAAACATAGTTCAAGTATAAATAATAATCCAACACTAAATGACTACCAAAAATATGACTGGTTATTTGGTCCTCTACAAAGATAAATAAAAATTATGGAAAATAATATAAAAAATAACAATAATAATATTGATAATAAAGCAGATAATAAAACTGTTTGGCAAAGATTATCTTATACATTTGGTCCAAATTCTTTATTGAACCAAGATGTTCCAACATATAAGTTTGATAAAAAAGAATTATTAAGAACTCAAAATAAAGTAGAGTTTGATAGGGAGAAACTACAAGCACAACAATCTTTTTACTTAGCAAATCAATGGGGCAAAATTGATAATCATTTATATACCCAAGCAGTATATTATGAACCAACTAGGTTGGCATCAGTTTATGATTTTGAATCTATGGAATATACCCCCGAAATTGGTGCAGCATTGGATATATATGCAGAAGAATCAACAACAACAGATGAAAATGGTTTTATGTTGCAAATATATTCTGAATCAAAAAGAATAAAATCTGTTTTAACAGACTTATTTAATAATGCTTTGGATATTAATACAAACTTACCTATGTGGACAAGAAATGCTTGTAAATATGGAGATAATTTTGTTTATTTAAAATTGGATCCAGAAAAAGGAATTGTTGGTTGCAATCAGTTGCCAAATATTGAAATTGAACGTTTAGAGCCAGGTGGTTTAGAAAAGGCTTCAACTTATAATGATACAACGGATAAGAACAAAACTTTGATGTTTAAATGGAAAAACAAACAAATGGAATTTCAACCTTGGGAAATTGCCCATTTTAGAATATTAGGGGATGATAGAAAATTGCCATATGGAACATCATTATTGGAAAAAGCAAGGCGTATATGGAAACAACTTCTATTGGCAGAAGATGCAATGTTGATTTATAGAACTTCAAGAGCACCAGAAAGAAGGGTGTTCAAAGTTTTTGTTGGAAATATGGATGATAATGATGTTGAAGCATATGTACAACGTGTTGCAAATAAATTCAAAAGAGAACAAATTGTTGATAGCAAAACAGGTAATGTTGATATGAGATTCAATCAAATGGCTGTTGACCAAGATTATTTTGTTCCAGTTAGGGATCCAGGTCAAGTAAGTCCAATTGAAACTTTGCCTGGGGGAACAAATCTTGGAGATATAGCAGATATTGAATACATTCAAAAGAAATTGGTTACAGCATTAAGAATACCAAAAACATTCTTGGGTTTTGAAGAAGCATTTGGGGATGGAAAAGGATTGTCTGTACAAGATATTAGATTTGCTAGAACCATAAATAGAATACAAAAATGTATGATTGCAGAACTAAATAAAATTGCAATAATACATTTATTTTTGTTGGGCTTTGAAGATGAAATTTCCAATTTTACATTAGGTTTAACCAACCCATCTACACAATCAGACTTATTAAAAATAGACATCTGGAAAGAAAAGATAATGCTATACCGTGATGCTGTTGCGGATCCTGGAAGTGGTATTGCCCCTGTTTCAGCTACTTGGGCTAAAAAACATATATTTGGTTGGTCAGATGAAGAAATTAGATTAGATTTACAACAACAAAGAATTGAAAAAGCAGCAGGTGAAGAATTGAAGCAAACGCAATTGATTATCAAGAAAACAGGTTTATTTGATAATATTGATAAATTATATGGTGATGTTTCAGGTGCAACACAAAGTGCAGCAGTACAACCCCCATCTGATATGGGTGGAATGGATATGGGTGGTGGAATGGATATGGGAAGTGATATGGATATGGGTGGTGGAATGGAAGGTGCACCACCTCCGCCTCCACCAGGACCAGAAGCCGCTACAACAGAACCAGGTTTGGCTCCGGAATCAAGAATTAGAAGTTTAAATATTTTGGTTGAAAACAATTATATAAATGGTCCAGAATATATAGAATTGACAAAAGGGCAAAAATCTTTGGGAATTATTGAACAACATTTAAAAAAGTTATTAAATTGATTATATTTATATAAAAATAAATTATTATGAAATTTGGTGAAATTAAAACAATTATAGAAAACAATTTGGTTGATTCAGTAAAAGATAAAAAAGTTTTTAAAGAAAATATTCAAAACTTTAAAAAACATTTTCTAAATGATTCAAAACTTTCAAAGTTGTACTTGATATATGGAGATTTGTCAAAACCAAGGGGTTTAAATGAGGAAGAGGCTAATAGATATTTAAATGAAGGTGTAAATTGGGCAAGAACTTTAATAAAAGAAGCTAAAATACCTTTGATTAAAAACAATTTGAATAAAAATGATTATGAATTGATTGATGCTTTGGTTTATGAAACATCAAAAACAATTGATGAATCCTTGGATGCAAAAACTAAGGCATTATCTGTATTACAAACAAAACCTAAAGAGGATATTAACAGGATTAATATACCAATTAGTTCAATGATTAAAGTTTCAAATGAAAAAATAAAGGAACATTTAAATTCAATGGATGAATCTTCAAAGGCAGAAATAATTTCCTTATTATCAGAAAACAAAGAAGACTTAAAATCTAATTTTAGTTTATTAAAAGAAGATACAATAACAAAATTAAAAAATATAAAAAATTCTGAAAAAGATTTAAACTTAGGAAAAAAATTAGAAGAAACTATTGATAAAGTTTCAAATGAAAAATTTGATATTTTAAATTATTATATGTTAAAGAAGTTAAATCAGTCACTTATTTGACAAACCCATTATTTTTATTTATATTTTTGTTATAATAACATTAATAAATGAAAAACGGGAAAAAAGTAAAACTAAAAATTTATAACAATTTAAAAATATTCTATGGTACAATTGATTACAAAGATTTAAAATCAGTTTACATAACTATCCAATCTTGGGCAACACCAAAAATGTATAGTGATAACTGGAAAAGAATTGTCTTGTCTCAAAGTAGGGAAATCAAGCATACAATATTTGATAATATAAATGACAAAATATTCTATGAGAATATAATAGTTGATTTAGATGTTAGATATAGTGGCATTGAAGTAGAGAAAAAGTCATTTATGAATCTTGAAATAACTTTGCTAACAAAACCAAATATAGACTTTAAATCCCAAGAAACAAAGGATTCAATAAAGAAAGTGATTAGGCAAGTTTGTGTTAATAATTTAAATAGAAACAAATATTTTGATTTTTATCTAACAAAAAAAGAATTATCTGTTTAAAACAAAATATTTTAATATTTATATATTAAAATATATTATGAAAGAATTAAGACTTCTTGAAGCAAATGAAATAGGGCATGGCATTCTAATTGAAATGGATGCTGGGTGGGTTAATCCAAAAGATGAGTTGAACATTGATTTAATAAGAGAAAATAAGAAATTAGATTATAGCAAACCTTTTGAGTTTTTTGCTGTCTTGCAAAAACATGATGTTCCAAATAGGAATGGCAGAACATATCCTGAAAAGATATTAAAGAGGGAAGCAGAAAGATATAAAAAGATTATTGAAAAAGGTTTATCAACATCAGAATTAAACCACCCAGAATCATCCCTTATTGATTTGGATAGAGTTTCCCATTTAATTACAGAGGTTTGGTGGGATAGTAACATCCTAATGGGAAAGTTATTGTTATTGACCTCTCCTGCCTTCCATGAGAGAGGCATAGTTTCAACCAAAGGAGATATTGCCGCAAACCTAATGAGGCAAGGAGTGAGCCTTGGAATCAGTTCTAGGGGGGTTGGATCATTAAAAAAAGTTGGGGAGAAAAATGAGGTTCAAGATGACTTTGAACTTATTTGCTTTGATTTGGTTTCATCACCATCAACGCCAGGGGCATATCTATTCTCAAACAAGGAAGATAGGCATAAGTATGATGAAAAATTGGAAGAGGAAAAGAAAATTGAACCAGTTAGTAATGTATTAAAATTAATGTCCAAACTTGATAGTTATTTAAAATAAAATTTAATATAAAGTGCAAATAGAACAA